AATTGTGTAGGATTTCAGCCAGCACCACCACCACAATTTGCAGCAGCAAATAGCTATGCATACTATGTGTCTACTGTCAATGCATTAGGTGAAGGTAGTAAATCTACACAATTTTCTTGGTGGTTGTATCAAACTCAATCAGGTACTACTTCTGGTGGCGTTCTTGATATCGGTGGATTACATCAGGAACTTTCTTATGCTTCTACTATTACATATGGTGGTTCTATTGGTGCTAGTGGACCATGCATAGTCGTTGCCGCACAACAATTCGGTGCATGGCTAATGGCATTAGGTAATTCTGGTTGTCAATATAATCTATGGTCAGGTGCATTCAATTTCCTAAGTTTCGATGTATGGGTTACTAGCAACAATACCTTCAATTTGACTCCACATGTCCGTACTGTCGGTGGGGATACTTTGGATGATCTATTCAATGCTACTGGTGGCAATTTTTCTTATAATTTCAATGTGACACAGTTGAATCAGTGGGTAACTATTAAGATTCCGTTGTCAACATTACGTAAGGATTATCGTAATAGTACTGCACCTAATGGAGCATTTTCTAATGGTAGTTTTATAATTCAATCTTCTCTTTATAAGATGGATTTCCAGCCACAAACATCTCCTGCAACATTCGGTCTTCGTAATTATGTTCTGACTGTGACATAATAAACCGGTTATAGGTAGTATTCCTAAATAATACATTCAGTAATAGGGTGAAATTATGGCAATTGTAACTTCCAGAGCAAATCTTAAGGATTATTGTCTACGTAAACTTGGCTTTCCCGTCATTACCATTAATGTCGATGATGACCAATTGGATGATCGTATTGATGATGCTATCAGTCTATTCCAACAGTTCCACGTGGATGCTACTCAGAAAATTTACATTGCCTATCAATTAACTGCAAATGATGTTACTAATCAATATGTGACATTACCTAATACAGTTATCGGAGTTAATAATATCTATCCTATTGCCGGTGATTCTATTAACTCTACCGGTACCTCAAACTTTAATATCTTTGATATCAACTATCAAATTCGTCTGAATGAATTATATGATTTCACATCTGCGGATTACGTATATTATGAATTAGCAAATGAACATATTCAGACTCTTCAGATGTTATTCTTTGGAGAAGTACCGTTTACATATAATCGCTATACTAATATCCTGAAACCTATGTTAAATTGGGGTAATCAAGTAGTATCTGGTAGTTGGCTATTGTTTGAATCATATCAGATTCTAGGTAATTCTACTGGTTTCTGGAATGATCCATGGCTATTACGTTATACAACTGCCATGTTCAAGGAACAATGGGGAAATAATCTTAAGAAATTCAAGGGTGTAAAACTTCCTGGTGGCGTAGAATTGGATGGTCAAGGAATTTATGCCGAAGCAATTCAAGAGAAAGCAGAATTATATACAGAATTGCGCGATCATTGGGAAGCACCACCTAGCTTCATTATAGGTTAAAGAATCATGAAGACTTTCAGACAATTCTTAAAAGAAGTAATCAAGCCAATAGAGAAGATGCGCGTCCTAAAGAATAAAGGATTTGTGGCAAAAGGATTCGTTCCTACCAAGGATAATGAGAAGAAAAGTGGCAACTAATAAGTACTTCAACAATTTCAATGATAAGGCAGAACAACGACTCTATGAAGATTTACTCCATGAGTGCGTTCAGACCTATGGTATTGATGCGCTTTATCTAGTTCGTGATTCTGAATCACAGATTGATCTATTGTTTGGAGAAGACCCTACCAGCAAATTTACTCGCTCATATCCTGTAGAGGTCTATGTGCAGTCAGTGGACAATTTCGAAGGTGGAGAATTATTTTCTAAGTTTGGATTAGAAGTAAAGAAACAGGCACGATTTCTTATTATGAATCGTGCCTTTCAAAACTCTGTTGCTGCTGAATCTCCTAGTAATTATCCGCATCAAACAGATATAACAACACAATATATTAATCAGAATGCAGTTAAAATTCTATTCAGACCACGCGAGGGTGATCTATTATGGATGAAGAATTTTCATGCGCTATTTGAAATCAAATTCTGTGATGAAGAACATCTATTCTATACATTTGGTAATTCTAAGATATATGGTTATTCTATGGTATGTGAGAAGTTTCGCTATTCTAATGAACGTATTGTTACCGGCGTTGCCGATCTTGATGATACTATTAATTCCGTAATTCCTGCATTCAACTTTACTATGGTTGCCAATGGTGCAGGAGCATTTACTGAGGGCGAATTAGTATATCAACCTGGTGCGAATGCAACAGTAATCTCATGGGATTTGCCTTCACTTACTCTCACATTAAAGCATATCAATGGTATATTCCATGTGAATACGGCTATAGTAGGACAAAATTCTCGTGCATCATATGTTCTTGCATCTACTGCAATCATTGATGATGTTAATAGAAACTTAGATAACAATGCACAGCTAGAAGCCGAAGGTCAGAGTATTATTAACTTTAGTGAAGATAATCCTTTTGCAACTCCTGACATGCAGGAGTAATCATGCATAAGCATCATATTATTCCTAGACATTTGGGCGGCACAGATGCTCCGTCTAACCTAATAGAATTAACTATTGAAGAACATGCAGAAATCCATAAGCAATTGTGGCTTATGGATCGTCGTTGGCAAGATGAAATTGCTTATTTGGTTTTAAGTGGACAAATAGCACATGAAGAAGCAACTATTTTAGCAATCAAAAAAGCACAGACAGGTAGAAAAAGAACACCAGAAGAAAATATTCGAATGCATCAAGCAACTATTGGTAAAAAGAAAAGTGAACAGATGAGAGAAAAATCTAGAATAAATGGTTTCTCTAATAAATCAAGAATAATAAAATTAACAGAAGGTGGAATCAAAACTAGATTTCAACCAGGAATGATTGTGAGTGAAGAAAAAAGAAAAGCACAAAGTATACTAATGAAAGGTAAACCAAAAACTTCTGAACAAAAACTCAAAATGTCTCTGGCTGCGAAAATGCGCTGGAATAAGACAAAGGTAGGATAGTCCAGTTTTCGGGTTTAATCCATACTATTATCAGATTGTCCGTAAGAATGTTGTCGGATTCGGTAACATATTCAAAGACATTACATTAGTCAAATACAGTAATACCAACCGTTCTGAGATTGATCGTAGAACTGTGCCCCTTACCTATGCAGGTAAGGAAAACTATCTATCACGTCTACTCAATACTCCTGATCTTCCTGCATCTATTGAAATTACATTACCATCAATGTCATTCAATATTACTGATCTTGAATATGATGCAGCACGTAAATTACAGTCAGGTCTACAGAGTTTTCAACAGACTGCCACTGGTGTTGCAACGCAATATAACGGTGTTCCATATAATCTAGGATTTGAACTAAACATTTATATCAGAAATATAGATGATGGTTTACAGATTGTAGAACAGATACTTCCATTCTTCAATCCTGATTACACTATTACTATTAATTATATTGATTCGATGGGTATTACTCATAATGCGCCTATCATTATAGATTCTGTACAGATGCCTAATGAGTTCGAAGGTGGTGCCGATGAGACAGAGCGCCGTCTAGTATGGACTATTCATTTTACTATGCAGACTTCTTTCTATGGTCCTATCTCTTCTGGTAGTATCATCAGGCAAACTATTACTAATATTAATTATCTATCCGGAAGTCCTCTTGATGAAGAGGCATTGATTTTTACTACTGCCAATACACCATTAGGTAATTTTGCATTAGGAGAAATAGTCTATCAAGGTGATTCATTACAGACAGCAAATGCTATAGGTACTGTATCTAATTGGAATTATAATACTGGTCAGTTAGCAGTAACTATTACTTCTGGTCAATTCTTATCTAATGTGAATGTACATGGAGTGAACTTTGGATCTTCTGTAGAAATATTGACGGTACCTAGTTCTCTAATTCTTGCAACTATTGTTGATACAGTCGATCCTGCCAATGCATCCATATCAGATGATTTTGGATTTACTAGTTATATTACAGAATTTCCATTCACCGGTGGTTCTATATCTCCACCAGCAGGTTCGGGTGGTGGAGATAGTTCTTCTGGTGCCAATGGAAGCAATGGTTCTTCTAGTTCTAATAGTTCATGTAATGCATGTGCTGCGTTCGAACAAGCCAATGCAGCATACTTTCAGGCAAATACAGCTAATGTAATTGCATTTTTAGGATTGAATACTGCTAATTCTGCATATAGACAGGCAAACCTCGCATATGCTGCTGCCAATGCAGCACAGACCAATGCCAATTTTACTCTTGTTGCTTATTCTCAGGCAAATACAGCATATACTCAAGCTAACTCTGCCTATACACAGGCAAATTTAGCATATGCTGCTGCAAACTCTGCCGGAAGCAATGTGTTCAATCTATTAGTAGCAAATACAATCAATTCAAATGTATATAATATTGGTGTCGTATCGGCAATGACAACTATTACTGGTACAACAACATCAAATAGTATATTTGTAGTAGATAACGTACCTGCCAACCAATTTACAACTATTAAATATATCATTCAATTGGTTTCTGTTATAGGATATCAAGCAACAGAATTGCTCGTTATCCAGGATGGAGTTAGTACCTATACCACAGAATACGCTACTATTCTTTCTGCCAATGCGGTTGGCACATTCAATACGGCAATATCAGGTGTGAGCTTCAATCTCAATTTTACCCCATTCAATCCATTAGGTCAACAAATTACCTATAAGATACTAAGAACTGCTATTACATCATAAAACCTAAATAGATCGTCAACACAGGGATAAACCATGGCAACAATTAATAAAACTTTCAGCGTAAAAAATGGAGTAGATGTAGCTAACACAATAATTGTGGATAGTTCACGCAATCTATCTAATATTGCTGCTGCCAATGTTGTATCCATCAATGTGTCTGCAAATATAGCAAATGCAGGTAATTTACTAGTCACACAAAATAGCTTTACCGGTAATCTTGCAGTTACTCAGAATACTATTACCGGTAATTTATCTGTATCTACATTAGCTAATATTGCATCTTTGAATGCTGTTACGTTTACAACAGGTGCTATTACATCTACTCAGAATACCAGCACAGGTAATCTTGCGGTTACTCAGAATACTTCTACTGGTAATCTATCTGTATCTACATTAGCTAATGTTACAACATTGAATGTTGCAAGTAATATTGCAGTCGGTAATCTAACAATTACTCAGAATACTACTGGTGGAAATATCTCTGCTGCCAATCTAACTGCAACAACTCTATTAACTGCTGCTGCTGGTCAGATTAATGGACAGTTAACCGTTGCCGGTAATCTGATTGTCAATGGTACTACTATTACATTGAATGCATCTTCTGTACAAACTAACGATCAGTACATCATGCTTGCATCCAATAATTTTGCAGATTCTATCGATTCTGGTTTTGCAACACTTTCTAAGAATACTGCACAGGCAAATGTGTACTCCGGTTTGATCCGTCATGCTGCTGACGAAACATGGCATTTGTTCGAAGGCTATGCACTAATGAATGCATATCCCGCAACCATTAATACAGCACAGACAAACGTTGCGACACTTAATGCGAATGTCATCGCTCAGCAAATTACTCTAGGTGCTATTAATGTAGCATCATGGATCGGATCTTCTTATGCTGCTGCAAATGCTGCTGCCAATACGGTTGCTGTATTTGCCAATGGAACACTTACACTTGCTGCTGGTAATTTAAACTTTAATAATACTTCAACAGTCAATGTGACTGCATCAGCAAATGGTACAAATCAGACCAATGTATCTTTTGTTGTAAACACGGCAGCATTACCTTCCGGAAGTTCTGTCAATGTTTATTCTAATGCTGGATCGGTTCTTGCTGCCACACCTAACTTAGTATTCCTAAACAGTGCATCTATAGTTATCACAGTCACAGCAAATGGTACTAATGGTGTTAATGTTACACCTACTGTCAATGCAACATTGAATCTAACGAGTCTGAATGTATCTGGTAATATTTCTAATACCGGTAATATTCTCGTTTCTCAAAATGGTGTATTTGGTAATATATTTACCGGTAATGTTGGTGTTAGCGGTGCTATTAATGTTGGTGTGTTTTCTATCAATACAGTACAACAGACAGTTGCTACAGTATCTCAGACTGCGTTAGATAATTTCTCTGCTACTGCATTCGGTACTGCCGAATATCTAATTCAGGCAAATTGTAAATCATCATTCTATATTACGAAAATATTGGTTGTCAATGATGGTACAAATGTATACTTGGATGAATATTCTACTATTCTAACTAATGGTCCTGTTGGATCTTTGACGGCAGCAATTGCTGCCGGTAATGTACAGTTATTGTTTACTGCAAACAATGCAACATCCACAGTAATTAACACTACAAGATACTCATTGAATATCTAACCTAAATATTCAAATAGACTATCGGGGATAAGTGAACCGTGGGTACAACAAATAAGACATTCTCTGTCAAGAATGGCATTGATATTGCTAATACTATTATTATTGATTCTAATAGAAACCTGACTAATGTCAATGCAGTATCATTATTAGCTAATGGTGGTGTATTTGTAGCAGGCACAATTGTTGCTAATTCACCTAATATTAACTTTGTATCTGGCAATACATCCAATATTAGCATTACAGGAACATCAAATACAAATCCTGGTAATGTGACCATTACTATCGATATGCGTACTCCACCTACTCCTGGACCAAATGGAACGCCTACAACCCTATTGAGTGACAGATTTACTGCTACTGTAAATCAATCTATATTTACAGCAACATCAAATATTTCTGATCCAAATAATGTATTTGTTATTATTAACGGTGCTGTTCAAGAACCAATAGTAGATTATAATATCAGTGGTAATGTAACTGTCACGTTGACAGCAAATAGCAATCTAAATGATCTTGTTGAAATTAGAAATGTTATTGGTGGAACAGGATTAGCAACTGCATATGGTCAGGCTAATGCTGCCTATACACAAGCCAATCTTGCCTATGCAGTTGCTAATCTAGCATCGACTCAAGTATCTACTTATGCCAATGGAACAATAGTATTAGCATCTAGTAATATAAACTGGAACAATACAGCAACTATGAATGTATCTGTTGTTGCCAATGGTACAACACAATCCAATGTTTCATGGAATGCCAATGGAACAGCATTAGGTATCCCTGCTATTAATACATCATTAGGTACAATGAATGCCAACTTTGGTACTATTAATACCACATTTGGTACTACTAATACTACATTTGGTACTGTAAATTCCACATTTGCCACTATGAATACTACTGCTACGGCAGCATATAATGTCAATATATTTGTGAATGGCAGTGCTATAGGTAATTCACAGAATGTAAATATTGTGTCTGCCAATACATCCAATCTTTCTATTGTTGGTTCAACTAATACAACTCCAGGCAATACAACGATTACCTTTGATACTCAGGTTCCTGCTGGTGGAGGCGGCACACCTGGCGGTGCCAATGGTCAGATTCAATATAACAACAACGGTGCATTTGGTGGTGCCACTAATCTATCATTCAATACTGCCGCTAATTTGACTAGTATTGATTCTAATGTGCGTGTGGCAAATGGTAATCAATTACTATTCGGTGGTGGTCAGGCAAACTCTAATTCTAATTCAAGATTTTCAATATCATATAATGCTACTGCAACTGCATTAGATTTTATGGTATACGCGAACTAATATGGCAAATCCTATTACTGCTCAATATGTTATTCAGAATGGTCCTGGTGCCGTTCAGGCACATAATACTCAGGCAACATTTGTCAATACAGTAGGTGTTGGAAATACTATTATTGCATTTGCAACATTATCTGATGCTGCTGGTATACATGCAGATGTAATTATTAATGATAACAAGGCAAATAATTATCAATTGAGTGCAGAACAGAATACTAATCCTTCGGGTGGTGCTGCGACTCTATATGCAGGGTTATCTAATAATAGTCCTGGCGGTACTACTAATGTAATATGTCAATTTACCATCGGTGGTGACGTAGAAGATTTTCAGGCATGTTTAATTATAGATGTGGGTAATGCCAATGGAACTTCATTAGTAGGTTTCTCTGGTAATACACAGAATGGATTAGCATCTGGTTCTAATAATATTAATTCTGGTCCTATTGTAGTTGTTACTGCTAACCTACCATGCATTATGTATTCTCTAGCATTGAATACATCTGGTTCGGTAGAGACAGATCAACCAACTCCTGTTTCTCCATTAGTTAATATTGCGGCATGTTGGAATTTTGGTTCTGGTGGTAATCTAGCGGCATTTGCATCGCAGACTATTACTACTGCCGGAACCTATACAGCACGTTGGAATCAACAAGGCAGCGCGGCGGCAGATATTGCTGTAGTTTCTGTAATAGTACAAGGTATACCATCTTCCAATACTCCACTGATTATCGGTAGAATAAATGCAAATGGTACATTCATGACTTTGGGTATGATTGAAATAGCGAGTGTCAAAGCAAATGCAATATCATCTGGCGTATGGTATGCTAATTCTTTTATAGAAACATCTAGTATAGGTGCAACAGCACGAATAGATAGTAGTAACAATATATACGCTGCACAATTTAACGAACAAGGGAGTATCCAATAATGACACAACCAACACAATTAGAAATAGGTGGTCCACTAACAGTAGGAGGAAATACATTAATAACAGCAAATCTTAATGTTACCAATACTCTTATTGCTACGACTTTATTAACTGTCAACCCGATTGCAAATGTGCAAATATTCACATCCAATGGTGTATGGACTAAGCCTCCTGGCAGTCCTGTTTCTACAAGAATTATTATTATTGGTGCTGGTGGTGGTGGTGGTGGTGGTGCCAACGTGGCATCAGGTACTACTGCTTCTGGTGGCGGTGGCGGTGGTGGTGGATTTAAGAAAGATGTTCAGATTCCTACTGCAACATTGAATGCAACAGAAAATGCTAATGTTGGTATTGGTGGTGCCGGTGGAGCAGGTAGAAGTGCCGGTACTGGAGCAGGAACATCTGGTAGTCCAGGAACCATATCAACATTCGGAACTACTCCATGGGTAACTGCAAATGCTGGTGGTGCAGGTGGTGGTGGTGGTTCTAATACTACTTCTGGTGGCGGCGCGGGTGCAGCATATGGTGTCAATGGTGGTAATGGCAGTGCTACAGGTGGAATTGTAGGCGGTAATGGCGCGGGTGCCGGTGGTACTGGTGGTAACGGTAATAATGCCAATGGACCAAATGCAGGTTCTGGTGGTGGAGGCTGTCCTAATGGTACCGGCGCAGGTGGAACAGGTAGCGGTAATATAGGTAGTGGTGGTGGAGTCGGTGGCGGCGCGGGTGGTGCGGTCAGTGCAACTGCTGGTTTTGCCGGTGGTCCTGGTTGCGCAACATATACTTGTCTTACAACTCCTGGTGGCGGTGGTTTAGGTGCAAATCCTGGTAGTAATGGTGCTAATTCATCATTCTATGATGTTGGTTCTTCTGCTGGTGGTGGTGGTGGAAACTTTACCGGTAATGGTGGAAACGGTGGTCAGGGTGGATTAGGTTCTGGCGGTGGTGGTGGTGGAGCGTCTGCGGCTACTCAAGGTGGTAATGGTGGAAATGGCGGTGGTGGATTAATCGTGGTAATCACTACTTATTAAGGAATATTATGGCAATTTTATTAGCAAGCAATGTTGGTGGTACACTGAATGTAACAGGACAAATACTAGAAGCAAATGGAACTGTTACTGCTCCTGCATATACATTTGGTGCACAGACTAATGCCGGTCTATTCCTAATCACAACCAATGCTATTGGTATTACATCCAATGGTAATATTATATTTAATATTGCGCAAACTTCTGTAGTTGTCAATACTACAACATTCACACATAATGGTGCTGTTAATATTGCCGGTTCATTGAATGTTACTGCCAATATTGCAAATACAGGAAATCTATTAGTCACACAAAATACATTTACCGGTAATCTATCTGTTACAAAAAATATCACATGTGCAAATATCACAGTAAATAGTATTTCATTCATTCCTGTATGGACCAATGCTACACTCAATGCCTCATATGCAGCATTAACTAACTATAATCCACCTAGCTTCTGGAAAGACCCATTTGGTATTGTTCATATTCGTGGCGTATTGAAACCAGCAGCAAATCTATCTTTTTCTTCTGCTTTGAATGTGAACATTGCTAATGGTTTACCTACTCCTGCCAATGCATCTCTTTTCATTGCTCCTGCTGCAAATGATACGATTCTTGGAACGAATACGTCTGCATATGTAACCTGGAACGTTTGTGCCAATGGTGCAATGCAAATCATTGCCGATTTCCCAATTGCAACCGGTAATCTAGTGTATGCATCGCTAGATGGATTCATATACGGTACCGTTGGTGGATAAATAATACTATTATGAAAAAGTATACATCATCTAATGCCGATGCAGCGCTTGCAGAAGCCTTGGGAGCGCCAACCCCTAGCCTACCAACACCACGAGAATCAAAGCCTCTCATACCGGCTCCTATTGCGTCCAATAACCAAATAGCGACCGATGCGGATTATGCTCGTACCAATGCTATTGAAATCATCCAAAAGGGATCAGAAGCAGTAGATATGGCATTGAATCTTGCCACAGAATCTCAGCATCCTCGTGCATTCGAAGTATTAGGACAATTACTCAAGATTCAATCAGATAATGTGGATAAGCTATTAAAGATACATCAAGATAAACAGAAATTGAGTGGTAATGTTTCTTCTGGACAAATGACGGGAAATGTGTATATTGATAAAGCAGTATTTTCTGGGACTACGACACAATTATTAGAAATGATGCGATCTACTCAAAAGAATCAAACAACCGAAAGTGATGAATTAGATGATTAACGATCAGGATACAGAGGATACTCCGTTAACATTCGCCGGTAATCCTAAATTGAAGAAAGTTGGTCAGCTTATCAATATGACCAAGGATCAGATTGTAGAGTATTCTAAGTGTCTGCATGATCCGATGTATTTCATAGAAAACTATGTGAACATTGTTTCTATCGATCATGGTGTTATTCCATTTAAACTATACAAGTATCAACGTAAGATGGTACGTGCATTTCATAATAATACACGTGTGATTGTGCGTGCTGCTAGACAGAGCGGAAAGACTGCAACCTCTGCTGCATATCTATTATGGTTTGTATTGTTTAATTCTACTAAAACTCTTGCTATCCTTGCAAATAAGGAAACTATTGCTACTGAAATTCTATCGCGTGTACAAGAAATGTATATGAATGTTCCTCTATGGTTACAACAAGGCGTGATTGAGTGGAACAAACGATCATTTGAATTAGAGAATAAGTCTCGTATCATATCGGCAGCAACCAGTTCTAATGCAATCAGAGGATTCACAATCTCATTGCTATTCCTTGATGAGTTTGCTCACGTTCCTAATCATACTGCAATTGACTTCTTCACATCTGTATATCCTACATTGTCATCTGGTAAGACTGCAAAGCTAATCATATGCTCTACACCACGTGGAATGAATATGTTCTATAAGCTATTCCAGGATGCAGAGAATGCAAGAAAAGGTAGTGGTAAGTCTGAGTTTATTCCATTGACTATTACATGGGATAAGGTTCCAGGACGTAATAAGAAATGGGCAGACGATCAGAAGAATACATTGGGTGAAGAGAAGTTCCTACAGGAGCAAGAAGTAGAATTCCTTGGAAGCGCAGGCACACTCATATCATCTGCTGCATTGCGCAATCTAGTATTCACCAATGCACAGAAAGAAATCCTTGATAATAAGATGAAAATCTATGAGGAACCAATAGAAGGACACCAATATATTGTATTGGCAGATAGTAGCCATGGCAAGGAATTAGATTATTCGGCTGCATGTGTATTTGATGTATCATTATCGCCATACAAGCTGGTTGCTGTGTATAGAGATAATTCTATATCTGCACAGGCATATCCTAATGTACTTGCAGGTATTGGTAAGTATTACAATATTGCATTCATATTAGCAGAGAATAACGATATTGGTGCATTAGTATTACAAATATTGACTAGTGATCTAGATTATCCTAATATATTCTACACCGAGGATGTGAAAGGTAATCAGGGACTCACATTCAAGGGTGGAATGACTCCTGGCTTGAAGACTACAAAGAAAACAAAGCGTCAGGGATGTAATGCACTGAAAACTCTAATAGAGAGCAATCAGATGATTATTCAGGACTTTGAAGTAATCAGTGAATTGACCACATTCGTAATACGTACCAATGGCACATATGCTGCCGATGATGATTGTAATGATGATTTAGTAATGTGTCTAGTATTGGCAGCATGGTTGACTACACAGCAATCGTTCAAAGACTTGATCGATCAGGATATGCGCAAGAAACTATATGACCAACAGATGGCAGATATAGAAGAACAGATGCCACCAATGGCATTACACATAACTGCAAATCCATTAGATAATACAATCAAGATGGGCGATCAAATATGGACTGTTGTACAAAAAGATGAGGATATGATAGATGATAGGTGGAGTGGTTATCCTGATAAAAATGGATATTTTTACTAGTACTGGTATAATTAATAAAGAAATTTAATTCACATTTATATTATGTACACAGTAATCATACCTACAATGTGGCGCAGTAATGAGCTACAACATTCTCTTCCACTTTTGGATATCTGTCCATCGGTGGGAGAGATTTTTTTAATCAATAACGATGCGGCTAAAACCCCTGGCTGGTATATGAATACATCTCAATTCTTAAAGAAAGTTAAGATGTATACACCACGACAGAACATATATGTGAATCCTGCATTTAATATTGGTGTAAAACATTCACATTTCGATCATATTGTGCTATTGCAAGATGATATACTATTCGATCCAACAGTCTTAACAATTATTCATGATTATATTACACCACAAACAGGACTGATAGGTATTAATCCTTTAAATATTATGACACAAGCAGCAGAAACTCTTAAAATAATACCTGCAAAAGATATAAAATTAATATATTTTGATGCCCTTCCTAAATTAGACAAATTGTGTGAAAAAGATGATTTACCTTATGGTTGGTGTATGATGATGATATTCCATAAATCCAATTGGATACCAATTGATGAAGAACTACTAATTCATTATGGTGAAGAATGGATCAACAATGTGCATATTAAAAAGGATTACGTTCGCTCTTTATTCATAATCTTTTATTGATGACATCCAAGCCATCTGCAACTAGTGGTCATGCACAATTTGATGGGATATTCAAAAAAGAAAAAGAAAAGCGTAAAGAGATTCTATCACGAATAGATGATATATTTGCTGCAATGCAACAGAATACTTGACATTAAGGAAAGTTTCCTTTACACTCGGTGTGTCGGCTTTGATGTGGATTTTATTAAATATTCTTCTTATTTGCAGTAGCCATGTCCAAAATATGAAATACATTACAGTCCTGCCGGTATTCAGGTTTAAGCCTAAATGTCTGATGTGGGGAGTATTCTTAGATGGAGTGATCTATGAATCATTTAAAGAATCTGCTAATGCCATGAGGTTAGCCAAAGAATTG